TTTTTCCTTAAATAAAGTTTTCAAATATAGCTGCGGCATCTCTGGCTGAACCAGTTTGCTGTAGCTTTTTAAGTTGTTTTCTTTTTATATCGGTTACATTCTGCTTTACTTTAGCTCCAGACTTTACAGTCTTTGGTGCTTTAGCGACTTTCTTTTTAACACCAGCTTTACCTGCTATTAATTTGTCGTATTGTGCTGCTTTATGTAATACCAATACATGACGGGAATCATAGACTTGAGATAACTCTTGGTCTGTAAATCCTATCTTTTTGCCGTAGCTACGAATATCATTTCTGATGTGGTCGCCTTTCGTTTTGTCTGAAAACTCTGGTAAGGATTCTGCTAGTTTTTGTGATTCTTGTTGTACAAACTTTTGCATTTCAGCATTATTCTGCATTTGTTGCTCTTGAGCAATTCGCATCCTTTCTGCTTGCACTGTTTGTAACTGTTCTTTTTTTTCGGTCATTTCTGCGACCTTAACTGCATATCCTATCGGGTCGTTCTCTTTCATTGCTGTCAATTCTGCTGGATTGTCATTTTGTCCAATTAAGAATTGTTCTATTGCTTGCAATTTTGTTTGATAGTTGTCTCTAACTTGTCTAGCTTCAATAATAGCTTTAGCTTCTTGCTCTATGACTTTACGCTGTTCAGCTACTTCTTGAGTCTTTTTAGTATAATCAGAGCCGAGTTGATAAGATTTCTTTAGCTCATCAAGGGTAACTTCTTTTTCCTCACCTGCTGCTTTTATGGTGAAAGTTTGTTCTTCCTCAACTTCTTCAGGTTCTTCAACTTCGGAGTCTACATATTCCTCTACTTCATCTTCGGTTGCTTCTACAGCTTCCTCGTAATCCGCTTCGTCTTCTGCTTCCTCTGCCTCTACTACTTCTTCGGTTTGCTCTTCTACAACTTCTGGTTGTTCCTGTGTGGAGTCCTCTGGTGCAGATAGCATACCTTCAATAGCTGAAGCTGCTTCTGTTACTGTTAGATTTCCACTTTCCGATGAATCGGAAGTCATGGTGTCATCACTCATTCTCTTTCCTTTTGCCCTCTAGGTGTGGCTTTACCAACTAAGCAATATGCTTAATGTTCTTTTATGTTTTTAAATATTCTTTTAATTGGTCCATTACTGTCTTTTGTTTTTGTATTGCAATGTTCTTCTGTGTAAACATTTTCAATATAAAGTTTAATTTCTTTGTCGTAGACTTTAGAGCTTGTTGTACTAACAATGCATTCTTTATCTAAACTAGCATCATCAACAGGAATCCCTAATGGTTTAAATGTTTCACCTACTACTGTGCCTGTGACTGCACCACTTAAATAAATAAGTGTGATAATTCCCATTTACAATATCTTCCAAGCTTTGTCTTTAATCTCATCGTCTTTAGCGATAGATTCAAACCTAGCCATAATTTCATTAATTACTTTAATCCTGACATAAGCACCTTCTCTTGTAGCTACTTCGTCATCATCTGAGTTAACAATTAACTGTACTAATTCTTCTCTCATTAGTTCTATTTCGTCGTTAAGCTCATCACTTTTTATCAGGTTTTTAAATGCTTCTGCTTTTGTCATTATTTAGATGCCGCCATATTATGTATTTTTTCTAAAGAGTTCATCACTGCTTTATCTTTATCAGTTTGTGCTTTTTGTGCAAACTCTAATTCTTTTAATGCCATTTCTTTTTCAAACTTAACTCTATCCTGTTGAAGCTCTAACATTTCTTTTTGAGCTTTAAGTTCTGTTTGTTGTTTCTCTAGTTGAAGCTGTGCCATCTTAGATTGCATTTGCATCTCTGCTTTTTCTCTTTCTACCTGTGCAAGGATAGTGGCTGCTTTAGTATTACTATCTTCTTCTTTAGGAGCTTCAGCAGCTGCTTTTTGCATTTGCATTGCTTGCTCTTCTGATATTTCCATTAAGAACTGGCTATCATCTTTGAAGCCTGCCATATTAATAAACTTAGCTAATGTATCTCTGTATTGTTTAATATTAACTAACGGGTTATTTAAACCATATTCTTTAATTACCTCTTCTTGCTTAACAAGAATCATTTGCATTGTTGCTAGCTGCTCTGCTTTTCCACCTGTTCCTAACCCAACATTAACAGTTAGATTATATTCGGTGTCCCATTCTCTAGGATTCATTGGAACAAAAGAATTATTAATTTTAACAATTCTTTCTTTGTCTTGATATTTACAGACTAATGCCATAATTCCTCTAAACAATGTACTTACGCCTGTGTCTGCAAAGGTACGGGCTATTAACTCTAGCTTACCTGCTGATGATGATGTCATTGCAGATACGGCTGTTGCTGTTACATTTTGTAATAGATTAGGGTCTAGTCCTTGTTGTAAATCTGATACACCACTTCGTTTAGCTTGAACCATATCTAGGTACTCTAGCATAGGGAATGATTGCCCTGCACTAGACTGCACTGTCATTGGTACTAACGCATTAGGGTTCTTAATACGAATAACACCACCTGCGGTAGATGTAAGTAAGTCATCAAGGTTAACCTGTCCTTCTACTGCTCCTACACGATAGTTGTTAGTTAAGTATAAGTTGTCTAGCATTTGTCGGGTCACTGTAGACTTAATTAACTGTAGGTCTATTGCTCTATCTGCTAAAGACTGTCCAAAGAATTTGTGTGGAATTGGAATAGGGCAAACACTATGGAAGGGAATATAATCACATTCCTCACTCATTAATATTTCATTGCCTGCATAGCAAACTCTGTGAAGTTCTGCTACACCATCTTTATCTAAATCTGTTTTTACATAACACTCAAAGTATTCTACAAGTTCCATTGATGTATCATTAGCGTTAGAGGTATTAAAAGGTTGTTCACCTCTGCCGTACCTTGCTACCCTCTCAGGTGTAAATTCTAATGTATCACCCATAGGTAATGTTTCAACAACTTTTGGGTCATACCCCATTGCTATTAAATCTGAACGAGTGACCATACTTCTTTGTGCTACAAAGTCAGCATCCTCTATTGTTGTTGCTCTCTTATCTATTAAGAACTCTTCTGGTGCTACGTTCTCTATTTTAATTTTAGAGAAATCTTCTGTTCGTTTGCATTTTACATTGTAGTAGACATTAATAATTGGAGGAGTCTCCATCATCATTGGCATACCCATTTCATCCATTACAGGCTGACCTGTCATTGGGTCTACTGCTGGCTGTGGTTCTTGTTCTAACACTTCTTCTACTTGGTCTTGCTCAATGATTTCAACTTGCTCGTCTTGCATAATCATTGTTAATTCATCTTCTGTTAAGTTCTGATACTTTTCTTTTGTTGTATTTTTCTTGTCATTCCAATAGGCTTTTACAATCCCTACCTTTTGTAACAGTGCATCTTTAAACCAATCATGCATAATTTCAAAACCATTATTATCTTTGTAGAAAATATGATTTGCATACGCTGTCATTTGCTCTGCTAAAGGACCATCACCTTCGTTAGCTGGCTCAAACTCTACCGCTTTATTACTGCTAGTAAAGACTTTCATAATTTGAGGTAATGCTCCATCTACTACTTCAGCGACTTCACCTGTTACTATTTGTGAGCGACCCTCTACCTCATTACCATAAGGCTCTCTTAAATAGAACTCTAGTGCAACTTGTCTTTCTCTTGAAGTTTCAGTTTCTATAAAACCTAATGAGTCGGTAATATAAGAATCTATTAGATTAACAAGTTCTAAACTATTTTCTTTATTGTATGTTTTATCGTATGCCATTTATACTATCCATGAATTGTTTGTTTTTAGTGGTTTTGACCATGCTTCATTTGGAGACTCATCCATACCGACTGCTAGGTATCTGAACGCATCAGATGCATGCGATGCCCAGTCGTGAAAAGGTCTGTCATGAAACACATTTCTTTTTTCATCAAATACTCTACGATAGTTCCGTAGGGCATCATATCCTTGTTTTGTTTTATCTTTATCAAACCAGCATCTAGGTAAGAGTTGCCTTGCTGCGGCAATACCATCCATTACTGATAGCTTGGTTGCAATCGTAATGTTTAAACCTGATTCCTCTAACATCTCTTTTCTTGACTTACCTGTGCCTAATTCTCTTACAGCGACATCATGCGGTAGTATGTGTGTTGCATACATATAGTCATGCTCTCGTAGCCAGTTGACATAGTAATCAAGACCGACACCATGATTCTCTGTAAAATCTATGAGTCGTACTTCTTTGTTAATTACTTGTGCTACCCAGATGCTTGTAGAATCTGACATACCTAAATCCCAGCCAGTATATGTTCTTGCTAGCTCGTCTTTAGGAATATCTATAATTCTTTTTTGTTCTTCTAGCTTATTAATAATAGCTGAATAGTAAGCTCCTTCTACTGGAGCATTAAAGCTACATTCAAATTCCTGTTGATACTTATCATCACCCATCTCTGCTTTAGCAGCTTTAAGTTCGTCTTTATCTACAATGCCTGTTTCTGAAGATTTAAATTCTAATAGTTCCCAGCCTTCACTTCTTGACCCTCTGTCTCTCAAGTCTTTAAAGTGATTCTGTCCTTTCGGTGTCCCCATCGCTACACAGTAGCCCAATCTGTCTGTTAGTGCAGGTCTGACAATCTCTGTGAATAGTGTAGGATTAATGTTCCCAACTTCGTCAAGAACGCACCCGTCTAGGTAGATTCCACGCAGACTGTCAGGGTTATCTGCTCCGTACAAGTTTATCCTTCTGCCCATAAAGTCTACACGCAGTTCAGCAATGTTGGCTTTAGCGTTTAAAGGTCTTGTGTATTCTAGCAGGTAGTCCCATGCAATTCTTTTAGCTTGATTGTAA